AACGATTACAAACGTACTAGGCAGTATAACAAACTCACGCCTAAAATGAAGCGTGCTGTTGATATGGTGTTTAGAATGGCTGACAAAGACGGTGACGTTATTGCAAACTTTGAAAAGAATGTTAATAACGCTGCAAAACAATTCGGTGTCAGCAAACAAGATTTAATGAATTATTTTGACAAAGAAACATTAACAATTTTAAGGAGATAGAAATGGGAACATTTATACTTAAAGGTACAGCTGTTGCAGGTACTTTATCTGATAATGATATTGGTAAAGCACACTTTGTAAGAATAGTTGCAACTGCTGGTACAAATACTATCACGGTTAAAGATGGTAGTACTACATTAGGTACAACGTTGTTACACTCTGCTGGTGATGAAATCACTATAGAGAAACATGCTAAACATACAATTTCATCAAGTGGTGCTGTAAGTGCTACTGCTGTTGGCGTAGGACACTAATATGGCTGACACGGTTTCAACACAAGTATTAACAGATACAACAGGCGTAAAATTTGGCGTTAAGTTGACTAATTATTCTGACGGTACAGGCGAAACATTAGTCAAAAAAGTTGACGCAAGTACAACAACTTTTATGACTGAAGACGGTGAACGTAAAATATCAAAAATCTTTTATTCAATTAATACTGCTAATCCTAAATCAGCAGTAGAATTGATATGGGATGGTGAAACAAATGCTACCGCAGTTTTGTTGTCTGGTCAAGGTTTTTGGGACTTACGTGCTGACGGTAATGAGATAACAAACAACGCAACAACACCAACAGGCGATGTTTTATTATCCACAAAGAATTTTGCAAATGGTGATAATTACACGATTTTAGTGGTTTTCAGATAATAATTTGTATAAATATTAGAGAGAAATTAGAGATAGATACAAATGAAATTAATTACCGAAGAAATATCAAACGCAGAATATATTGTAGAAGAAGCTAATGGAAAGAAAAACTATTCCATTAAAGGTGTATTCATGCAATCCGATGTGAAGAATAGAAATGGAAGAATCTATCCTAAAGAAATCTTACAAAAAGAAGTAGCTCGTTATAATAGAGAGTTTATTCAAAAAAATAGAGCTTTTGGCGAACTTGGTCATCCTGATGGCCCAACGGTAAACCTAGAAAGAGTATCGCACATGATCAAAGCTCTCACTCCAGAAGGCAGTAATTTTATAGGTGAGGCACGTATTTTAGAAACCCCATATGGAAAAATAGTGAAAAGTTTAATTGATGAGGGTGCAAAATTAGGTGTTTCAAGTAGAGGAATGGGCACACTTGCAAATGTAGGTGGTGCTAATGTAGTTAAAGACGATTTTTACCTTGCAACCGCAGCTGATATAGTTGCAGACCCAAGTGCTCCAGACGCTTTTGTAGAAGGCATTATGGAAGGCAAAGAGTGGGTTTGGAATAATGGGATATTGACAGAGCAAGAAGTAGAAGAATTAAAAGTACAGGCTGAAGAAAAGATAAAAAGAGAGAAGATAGCAGAAGTTAATGCTAAAGTCTTTGAATCTTTTCTTAAAAAGCTGTAATTTTATAAATAGTAATTGACACATTCCGTTAGGAATGGTGTAATTATTGCAATAATTAACAACTAAAGACTATTGAGGAGATAGAACAATGGCTGATAATAAAACTGTGGCAGATTTGCCAACTAAAAACGCCGCTCCAGCTGAACCAGCAAAGTCGTTACAGGCAACTGTACAACAAGTGATGAACAAAGCAATCACTTCACCGACTGACGCTAAAGTAGATTTCGCACAAGGGGTTAATCACATTACTGGTGACCCACAACAAAAAAGTGCAGGAGCAGCTGACCCTATGCCTACTCTAAAAGCAGAAAAAGAAGCAGACAAAGAAAAAGAAACTGTGGCTGCTGCTTACGAAGCTGACGAGAAGAAAGACGAAAAAGAAAAAGAAGACATGAAAGAAGTAGCAGACAAAAAAGATGATGAGAAAAAAGATGAAGTAAAAGAAGGTGAATTGCCTGCTGGTCTTAAAAAATACCTTGACAAGAAAAACGACAAGTCTGAAGAAAAAGAAGACGAGAAGAAAGATGTTAAGGAAATGAGTCACGCTGACAAAAAAGATCATAAAGAAGAAGACGAGAAGAAAAAAGAAGACGTTAAAGAAGTAGCTGAAAAAGACAAAGAAAAAGAAGTCAAAGAAGTTGCTGATAAAGAAGACGAAAAGAAAAAAGAAGTTTCTGAAGTAGCTGATAAAGAAAAAGAAGCTAAAAAAGAAATGATGACTGCTAAAGACAAAGTTAAAAACATGGACATGAAAGAAGATGTTGCTGCTTTAACTGAAGGCGAAGAATTATCAGAGGAGTTTAAACAAAAAGCTGCTACTGTATTTGAAGCTGCTGTCAAAGCAAAACTCGTTGAAGAAATTGAGAATTTAGAAGGCGAGTATGAAACTAAAGTTAACGAAAAAGTTTCTGAAGTTAAAGAAGAAATCGTTGACAAAGTGGATGCTTATCTAAACTATGTCGTTGAGGAGTGGATGAAAGAAAACGAATTAGCGATAGAAAAAGGCTTAAGAAATGAGATTACTGAAGATTTTATCGGTGGTCTTAAATCTTTATTTGAGTCACATTACATCAATGTTCCACAAGAGAAGTATGATGTAATTGAATCTCAAGCTGCTGAAATAGAGAAGTTAAAAGAAGACATTAACAAATCTATGGAAAAAAACATTGAGTTAAATCAGAAAATTGCAGAGTCAACAAGAGAAGACATTATCAAAGATGTTTCATCTGACTTGGCTGCAACTGAAGCTGATAAACTTAAAGGTTTAGCAGAAAGTATTGAATATAAAGACGCTGAAAGTTTTAGAAAGAGTGTAGAAACATTAAAAAATTCTTACTACCCTAAAGCAAAAGCGAGTGATACTGAATCTAATGAAGTAGCAGAACAAAATGCTGGTTCGCCAAGTGTTAACTTGTCTGAATCAATGGCTGCATACACTGCTGCAATTAGTAAATCAAAAAAGAATCCTTATATTAAGTAAGGGTTTTTAGTTAACTAAAAAGAAGGAGAGATAGAAAAATGTTTTTATCTGAATCAATACAAAACAAGTGGCAGCCCGTTTTAGACCATCCTGATCTTCCAGAGGTTAAGGATAGTTATAAAAGAGCCGTTACTTCAATGGTATTAGAGAACCAAGAAAAAGCGTTAAAAGAAGACGCTGCTTTTTTATCAGAAGCTGCACCAACTAACGCAACAGGTTCTTCAATACAAAATTGGAATCCTATTTTAATTAGCTTAGTAAGAAGAGCAATGCCTAACCTTATCGCTTACGATATTGCAGGCGTTCAACCTATGTCAGGTCCAACAGGCTTGATTTTCGCTATGAGAAGCAGATATACTTCTCAAAGTGGTGGTGAGGCTCTTTTTGACGAAGCTGATACAGATTTTTCTGCTAGAAACAAAGCAGGATCATCTACAAGTGGGGCTTCCGCTGTAGCACAAACTGGTGAAAACCCAGCTGTACTTAACGACTCAATCGGCACATCTACTGGTTACACAACTGGTACTGCTATGACTACTGCTTACGCAGAAGCTCTAGGGGATGCTGCTGGTAATAGTTTTGCTGAAATGGCGTTCTCAATTGAGAAATCAACTGTAACGGCAGGAAGCAGAGCGTTAAAGGCTGAGTACACTATGGAATTAGCACAAGACCTTAAAGCAATTCACGGCTTAGACGCTGAAACTGAATTGTCAAACATCTTATCTGCTGAAATCTTAGCTGAGATCAATAGAGAAGTTGTAAGAACAGTTTACAGAACTGCTGAAGTAGGTGCTGCTGATAACGACAACTCACATGCTGCAATTAACACAACAACTGCTGGTATATTTGACCTTGACACAGACTCTAATGGTAGATGGTCTGTTGAGAGATTTAAAGGTCTTATGTTCCAATTAGAGAGAGATGCAAACACAATCGCTCAGAGAACCAGAAGAGGAAAAGGTAACATGATTATCTGTTCTTCAGATGTTGCCTCTGCATTACAAATGGCGGGTGTTTTGGATTACACTCCTGCATTAAACAACAACTTAAACATTGACGACACAGGTAATACTTTTGCTGGTGTATTAAATGGTAAGTATAGAGTTTACATTGACCCATATGCTGCTAACATGGCTTCAAATGCGTCACCTACTAAACAATACTACGTTGTTGGTTACAAAGGAACTTCTCCATATGACGCAGGTTTATTCTACTGCCCATATGTACCACTACAAATGGTTAGAGCAGTAGGTCAGGACAACTTCCAACCGAAAATCGGTTTCAAAACTAGATACGGTATGGTAGCTAACCCATTCGCTGGTGCGAGTGCTTCTGGCAACATTACTGCTGACGGTGTTGGTGCAATCAACGCTAACAGATACTACAGACGTGTTCAAGTTACGAACATCATGTAATATTTGTTGAGAAACAAATTAGAAAAGGGCGCTTCGGCGCCCTTTTTTTTAGCATAAATAAATGTATGTTTTATAGTGAAAGAATTACAATATACAAGGAAAAAGAATCAATTTTTATGAAACCAATAATATCAGGTATAATTTTACTATTTGGTCTATTCTATTTTTTACAACTAGGTCTTAATTATTTAAACCCTAAACCTAACGCATTAGAGAATATAGAACAAAAACTAGATCAAGCAGAAAAAGAACAATCTGTACTTACAGAAACCGAGAAGAAATTACAGACAGAATCCCAAACAAAAGAGTGGGAAGAAGTAGATAGCCAAACAGATAAATAGCTGTATGACAATAACAAACTCATACACTAGACAACCGACTAAATTGGACTATGCAAGTCCAACGCAGTTTAAGTTTCAAATAATTAAACTACCTAAAGTAGAGTATTTTTGCACAGCTGCAAATGTACCTGGTATCAATCTAGGTACTGCCGAACAAATCACACCTTTGAAAGATATCCCACTACCTGGTGATAGATTACAATATGATACATTGACTATACAATTTTTAGTAGATGAAAATTTAGAAAACTATAGAGAGATACATGGTTGGTTAACTGGTGTTGGTTTTCCTAAAAACTATGAGCAGTTTCAAGTACTACAAGGTGCAGGTACAGATAGATTTCCTTCAACTCAAAATGTAGGTACTAGTAAAGAATTAGGTGAAATAAAAAAGGCTACACAAGACGATGGTGGTTTATATTCAGACGCCACTATGTTGATATTGACAAGTAAGAATAATGCAAATTTAGAAGTTAGATTTAGAAACATATATCCTACTTCACTATCAGGTTTAGACTATAATCAACAGGCTACAGATGTAGATTACCTAACAGCAACGGTAACATTTGAATATGCTATTTACGAGTTTGCAACGGTTGGTAACAAAGTTACTACAGAAACTACTACTTAATATTTACATAAATATTTTAAATTAATATAATGGAGTTATTATGACCTTTGATGAGTTACAAGAATTGGCTGAAAAAGACCTAAAAATCAATGATACTGAATTAGATTTAGAATCATTAAAAACACCTCAATTACATAACAAGTATTGCAAGTTTCATAATCAATATATCAATCTATTAAAAAAGGCAGAACAAGATAGAGATAGATTGTTGAAAGAGAAATGGGAGTACTATACAGGTAAGGCAGACCCTAGTGTCTATCAACAAAAACCTTTTAATATAAAACTTCTTAAACCTGATGTTGACAAATACATTAAGGCAGATGAAGATATGATTAAACTAGAACAAAAGGTTACCTATGTACAAAGTGTAGTTGACTATTTGGACAAAACAATACGTACAATATCTAATCGTACATTTCAAATCAAAAACGCTATAGACTGGAAAAAGTTTACATCTGGCGTAATCTAATATGCAAAACATTATCGTTGATAAACTCAATGACGTATATATTCGGATTGACGCTGACGCCTCTATTCGTAGAGAATTGTCAGATTACTTCTCGTTTGAAGTGCCTGGATATAAGTTTACACCACAATTTCGTAATAGAGTATGGGATGGAAAAATAAGACTTTACTCATACGCAACAGGTCAAATGTACCTTGGATTGTACCCTTATCTAAAAGACTGGTGTAAGA